TCATAAAAAAGCACCCCGAAGGGTGCTTGAGAATCCATCTCGAACTCGATATTATTTAGTCTTCTTGTGCTAACTTAGCAAAGTAAGATAAAGTATCGTCTCCGTCATTAGGTTCAACCGATGATGGTGTTCCTATTCCAACAGGACTTGGTGTTGCCTCTACTTCTTCGTATGCTGTCTCAGCATCGACAGGTTTAGAGAAACTACCTTTTAATGTAGACTCAAGACGTTGCTTAAGTTCATCATATGATTTAAACTGGTCGTCAGCAGTGAACGCAGATAAACTGTGCTCTTGCTTCCAGACTGATTCTAGTGCTTTGTCGTCCAAATCTGCTAGTGTAGCGGGTTTGTCGAACTCAGACTTATCATAGTTCCAGTATCCTGCAACTCTTGTAATCTTGAGTTTGAAGTCAGCACCCTTCCAGAAATCGAATGGGTTTACTGGTGTCTCATCCTCAAATGCGGGTTGCATTGATTCCATAATCTTATCAAAGATTTTCTTACCAAAACGGTATAAGAATACTTTGCCTTCATTAGAAGGATTTGCACTATCTTTTACAACATAGATGTTGCTATAATAGTTTAACTTACGTTTTTGCTTACGTGCTTGTTCTCTTTGTGGAGAACCTTCAGCACCAGAGTTCCAGAGTTCTCTGTTCAAATCAGACACTGGGTCTTTCTTGCCTAAAGTTGTTAAGGAGTTTTCAATGTACCAACCACCTGGTCCTTGGAAGGCATGACTCCAAACTTGTGCCCATGGAAGGTCTTCTCCATCAGGTGCAGGGAGAAATCTAATTACAGCGTAACCGTTTCCTGCTTTGTCTACTTCTGGTTTCCAGAGACGCTCATCAGGACCTGCCTTGGTCTCAGACTTATTAAGTGACTCTGCTTTAGCGAGTAGGTCTTCAAACCCACCAGACTTCTTAAGTGAAGCAAATGACATACGTATTCCTCGTATTTGTGTATTGTGTGTATTACTGCAGATGCAGCGTACTATTTATTATAGCAGAACAAGAACTCTTTGACAAGCTTTTCTGCTTTTTCCTCACCAAACAGACCTTTAAGGTATCCACCCACAGGGTCTAGTCTGGTCATGTATGCATCGAAGTCCTCATATATTGAGGTGTCAGTACCTTTAGGTTTTGCTGACTCGACCATAATTTTATAGCGTGTAAGATACTCAGTGAACATATCTAAATGCTCATTGACCTCAGACATCTTACACTTTCTAACGTAAATGTTCTCAGAAAAGTGATTACCAACCTCAAAGAAACGATAGTCTCCATCAGATTTTGGTAGTCCTTTTACTGAGAACAAATAGTCTTCTGTAGGATGTTGAAAATCGAATACTATGATGACCCGATTCTCATTAAATCCCATAAGGTCCATACCAAAACTGGGAAGATTACTTCCAGTCTTAGGATAGATGATGTTGTTGTAAATGCAAGAGTTTTCATTCCAGATTTCTACCTCCCTTGATTTAATAAAGTATTCGTTAGTATAAGTTTTGGCAGTTAGAAAAGTATTCTTTTTACCTGACCACTCTGCCCAAACACTATCTACTCCGTTGTGTAAGGAAAACTTACTATGTAAGACATCCTTATACTTTGACCATAGATTCATTTTTTAAATACACCAAATTTTGTAAGCAAGTACAGACTCAACGCAGTCCAGAATATTATTTCTAGTCCTATGTTATTCATCGTGTTTATGCTTAGGGTAATCTTTTGATGCGTCCATAATAATAGCAGCACGTCCTTCATGTCCATGTGCTATACCAAGTTCATGCATCTTAGCATGCTCCTTGATTTGGTCTTTTAAGTTTGCTCCCCCGCCACCAAATGTCAAATGTAACCCATATAATACTAGTGCACCTAGGCACATGATTATTACACCAATGACCATTTGGTCACCTGATAAACCTGGTAAATTACCATGATGTATCAGAGGTTCTTTGCATTTTGTCCATGTGCCAGGCAAGTGATAGACTGGCGGACATGATAAAAATATCATTCTTGCGACCTCCATAATTTTCTCATCTCCTTATATGTAGGGTCATATGCTGCCCTATCTCTCATTTGTTTAAATATCGTAGCACTCCTTGCTTTTTCACAGTGAAGTGCATCTGGCGATTGGGGTCTAACGGAACCATCTTTAGCGTACTTCCGTCCACTAGAATGATTTGCATACCGACGGGAGCGAGTAAATCCCATCTCAAGAAATTTTCTTGCCATATCCATTCCAATGAAGTCTTGTTTGTTTTTATAGTCAACAAACATGGAATAAATCTTATCAGAAGATTTGCGAGCAATATTAGCATCTACAAACCTCCAATGAGCACAGATATCGTTAGTATAAGGGCGTACCAATAGCACTCCTTGCTCCCCCCTTCCAATGCGATAAAGTTTGCGGTTTTCTTCAAGAGTAAAGTCGATTCTCTTGTAATCAAGTCCATAGTCGAACTCCTTCATAATACCATTGTAACTCCGTTTGACCTGTCACATGCCCACCTTGTGACTTCACAAGCATGGAAACGTTCCTTTAATAAGTCTAACGCAGACTTTGGTTTATTTTTATCAGAACAGGTAAAAATGTCACACTTTGCAATATTTTTCTCAGGCCATGTGTGGATACTAAGATGACTTTCTGCAAGCAATGCAAATCCTGTTACACCTTGTGGTTCAAATTTATGCGTGTGTATGCTTAGAACCTGACACTCTGCTGCCTCTGCTGCAAGTCGCAAAGATTCTCTAACATACTCTTCATCATCTAATGTAGAAGGTAGCAAACACTCCTTTAAATCAAATAGAATATGTTTCATTTACTTGTCTTATAAGGTGGTTCCTGTAAGTGAGGCCATTTCTCATAGAAATCTGCAGTGACTGAAGGGTCATGGTCTGGATGATGAGTGCTATTAATTGATGGTTGCCAAGGTTTCTTAGACCTGTTGTTGATGACAATAAATCTATCTGCAGCAAATGTTCCTGCTAGACTTATTTCAATGTCTTCTCCATCAACCCAATTCATACTACCATCTTTCTTGGTATGTTCCATGAGTCTTTGAATCTCATCAATCATTTCTTGAGTTAGTTTCACTTGTATATCAGTATATGAAAATATTATAGCATATATGTGTTACATTTGACCACTTTTCGGTTTTGGGACGCAAACAAAAGGAGTTTTCCACAAATCGATGGTATAATTAGTATGACGGTACAGACTAATGAACGGTAGAGTGAACAAAGTAGCAATGTTAGCACGTGTAATGCGTATCAAAGACGGTATCCATAGACACCAGTGGTACCCCTATTGGAATGAAGAAGAACGTGCAGCAGCACAGATGGCACTGAACAACGTTCTAGATGTCTTAGATGAATATTGGGAATAATTTAGTTGTGTGGGTCGTAATATTTAATTAGTGCTCCTGCAGCAGCAATGAGAACGACAATAATAATAAGTGCGGTCATTTAATCCTTTGGTAATTCGTCAATCATTTTGTTTACATTGACTTTAAGTTTGTCGTAGAAGCGAGGGTTTACTTCTTCTGGTGGCATGCCTAACATTTGTGCTGCCTGTTTTACTTGGTCTACAAGTTTTTTTGCTTCTGGGTCATCAGAGAGTGTAACACGCATGTACATTGTTTGCTGCAAGTCGATTAGACGCAGCATCTTGTTGAGTTGTTCCTTCTTCTGGTCAACAGATAGAAGTAAACCCATCCTGTTGATTTCCATATATAAAGTTTGCATCTGGTCTAGTTCTCTTTGAACTACCTCAGACTGAAAGAAATTACTCATACAAATTGTTCCTTGATGATACTCTTATATTTACCTTTATCTATGTTTATAAAGGGTGCGTATTTTACTACACGATTGCGTAGTGGTGACCATACGATGTTCTCTTTGATAATCTTGTCAAAGTTTCCGACATAATCAAAAATCTTATTGAAGATTGCCAAAGTTTCTAGAGTTATTTTACCACCCAAATGTGCTTTTAGCAAGGGAGGGTGAACACCATCTATTCTAAACAAATTATCAAACTTCTGTGATATATCATGTAGGGTTATCACGTCCTCTTTGAATCTGTATGCAAGTGATTGTCTTCTCTTGATGTACTCTTGATAGTTCTTAGCACCCTCTCTTACCAATGTAGCAGGATATACTTTATCCTCTACTATCATATTGGCAACAAAAAATTCGCGTAACTCGTCCTCCTTGAAAGTTCTCGACAATTTCACGAAAAAGAATTTATCTCTGCGACTATCAAATGAACCCTGCGATGCTTTTGCAGCGTTACCATACTTGAGATAGTCGTATGAATCGGTGGTGAAGTGAAGTTTCAAAGAGAGGTACATTCTGTATACCTCTATTCCACTCATAACTTAAGTATTGCTTTTGTTGTTCTCTTCATGTAGTTTAGACGTTGTGCGTCAAACTTTAATTTCTCTTTGAGTGGTTTTGATATCAGTTTATTGATACCATCCATCTCTATGTTTTTGTCTTCGCAAAATTGTACTACTGCTTCAATGTAATTGAGGTCAGACTCTTTCACAATCTTTTCTATCTCTACAGAAAACTTAGCGGATGTCATGAAGTTCTCTTCAAAAACTTCGTCAATTTTACCAGTCGCCATAAGCACTCCTGTAGGCATCAATGTACTCTTTGAGCTTTCGAGCATAAGTAGACTTGTCATAAATTTCAAATACCTGTGGTACGCCTGTTTCACAGGCGATAATGGTCACGAGTTTCTTGGGTATCAAACCAGTTAACTCTTGAAACATTATAGCATATGCTGTCTCTTGTGCAAAGTAGTCATGTATCCACTCTTCACGTTTTGACTTAGTTGAGGTTTTGAAATCTATTATTGCTAGTTCGCTCTTGTACTCTGCAATACAATCTACACGTCCTGCCATCTTTAGCAACTTAGAGGATAAGGGAGCTTCTAATGCGTGTATATTGTTAATACTATCTAGGTAGGGTTTAATCTGGTAGAATAACCCCATGGATAGTGCATCATCCTTATATTGACTAATAGATTCATTAGACAGATATAGTTCGCATAACTTATGGCACTTGTTACCACGTGTAGATGCACGTTTAGATATCTTGTTTGCTTCTTCCTCTCCTACTTTATTACGCCACTCCATAATAGACTTCTTTTTAGAATGTCCTATAACAGTAGTGACAGAAGGGTAGAAAGCACCATTTACTTGGTACCTCCTACCCTCTGTAGTTGTTGTTGCTTTTAGATTCGGAAACGAATGTATATTTAAGTGCTTAAAGACCACAATTTATCTTGCTAATCAAATATGATTTGACTAGACCAGACCTAACAATGTCATCTATGCCAAATTCAATGGATTCAAACTCATTCATGTCATCAATAATTTTCTTGAAATCCATGATACCAGTTTTTTCGTGCGACTTAATAAGGTCACTCTGTGCAGCGTCACCCGCAAAGATAATCCTACTATTCACACCTAACCTAGTTATTATACTATCTAATTCGTGAAAATTCAAGTTTTCTGATTCGTCAACAAGTATGATAGCGTTGTCAATAGTCGTACCACGTATGAACGATGTAGACCAGAATGATATAGTGTCCTGCCCCTTAAGATTGCCATATAGCATCTCAAATGATGCATCATCGGGCATTTCAAACATATAACGTACCATGTTCTTGTATGGTATCTGATATAAGTTTGCCTTGTCCTCATGGTCGCCAGGCAAGAAACCAATCTCTCTTGTAGGAACTAGTGACCTAACGATGTAGAGTTTGGTATATGGAGTAGTCTCATCAAGAATACTCTTGAGTGCAAGATACAAGGTAATGAATGACTTACCAGTTCCCGCTGCACCAAATAGAAATAGATGCTTATTATTCTGCCATGCCTCGTACACCTTCTCTTGCGATGGTG